TCCCTGTAAGGGTAATTCGGAAGCACTGCGTTTAACTAGCGACAGAAATAAATCATTCGTTTCGTTAAATTGGGAGAATTATGACGAAGAAGAAATCATCGCCAGCTATTGAGATGCTGCCGATAGAGGGGTTAGTTCCCTATGCAAACAATAGCAGGACTCACTCTGATGAGCAGGTAGCACAGGTCGCTGCGAGCATTAAGGAGTTTGGATTTACCAACCCTGTGCTGGTCGATAAAGACAATATGATCATTGCTGGCCACGGCAGGATGAAGGCAGCTATGCGGCTTGGTATTACCGAAGTCCCTTGCATCCGATTGGACCACCTGAACGAATTTCAGAAGAAGGCGTATATCATCGCGGACAACAAGCTTGCGCTGAACGCTGGCTGGGACGATGAGCTTTTGCGGTTGGAGCTGGGACAGCTTGACGAGGAAGGATTTGATCTATCCTTAATAGGCTTTGATGATGACGAGTTAACGAATCTGTTAATTCCTGAGCAGATAGACGGCCTGACCGACGAGGATGATGTGCCAGAGGTTCCAAAGGTGCCTGTCACGGTAGAGGGCGATGTTTGGGTGCTTGGCAACCACCGGGTGATGTGCGGCGACAGCACCAGCATAGACGCGGTTGATAAGCTGATGCCAGAGACCGCAAACATGGTTTTCACTGACCCGCCATACCTGATGGACTTCACTGGCGGCATACATGCTGATGGAAGCAAGTCATTTAATGCAAAACACGGTTCAATAAAAAACGACAAGATGTCTAAAAAGGATGGAGATGACTTTTTAGACGGCATTAATTCGATCATAAAAGCAAAAGTTGACGGGGCTTTTTATATTACTTTTTACAGGCTTGGCATAGATCAATACTATGAAAGCATGAGTCGGGTGGGCCTGAAGTGTCGATCTCTTGTAATATGGGACAAAGGAAATCACACTCTCAGCAACAGCGATTATATGAGCATGTATGAGCCTATGTTTTATGGCTGGGTGAATAACCATAAATTTTATGGGGGTAAAAACGGAATGGACATTTGGAGAATAAAAAGAACTCCAAAAAATGATTTGCATCCCACTATGAAACCTGTTGAGTTATGCGAGAAGGCCATTATTGACGGAAGCCAAATCAACGCCGTTGTTCTTGATCTATTTGGTGGCTCTGGGTCAACTATGATTGCCGCAGAAAAAAACAACCGACACTGCCGAATGATGGAGCTAGACCCAAAGTATTGCGACGTAATCATAAAGCGCTGGCAGGAATTCACTGGTAAAGAAGCTATCCACGAAGACGGCAGAAAGTTTAACGACCTGAAGGCAAGCGATGAGTAATGCAGGAAACCCGACCTACCCAGTAAGCACTATTTCTAAGCTTTTGTTACTCACGGAACGAAGGGTGCAGCAGCTTGTCAAAGAGGGCGTTATCCCGAAGACGGAAAGAAATCGCTATGAATTAGCCCCAGCGGTTCAGGGGTACATTAGATTTTTGCAAGAGCGCATGGTTGGAAACACTGCCGCCCCTATAGACTATCAAAACGAAAAATCAAGGCTAGTTAGGATTCAAGCCGATAAAGCACAGATAGAGCTGGATCACATGAACGAAGCATTGATTGAAACCTCTGAAGTTGCTAAAGAGTGGGAGTCTATTCTTAGCGACATGAAATCAAAGATTCTCTCCGTACCAACGAAAGCCGCACCGCTAGTCCGTGATGAGACTAGTACAAGCGTAATTATGGACATCCTCCAATCATTCATCGATGAAACACTTCACGAGCTATCGACCTATGGTAAAAATATCGAAAGCGCGAGCGATCCTATTGAGTGGGATGAAGGTACTGAAGCCGCCGCCGAAATTCACAGTTAGTTCGTGGGCCGACTCAAACAGAAAGCTGGACAGTCAATCAAGCGCAGAGGCTGGGGCGTGGGCTACTTCTCGCGCAGAATATCAACGCGGTATTATGGATGCTTGCAGTGATCCTGCAATAAAAGAGGTTGTCGTCATGGCCGGCGCTCAACTTGGCAAGTCTGAAGCTCTGTTGAATATTATCGGATATCATATTGACCACGATCCTTGCCCTATTTTGATGCTACAACCGACCGAATCAATGGCGCAGTCGTTCTCAAAAGACAGAGTAGCCACGGGTTTGCTGCGTTCAACGCCGTGTTTGTTTGGAAAGGTCAAAGACCCACGGGCGAGAGACTCGAATAACACTACACTTCACAAGGTCTTTCCGGGCGGTAGCATAAGTTTGGTCGGTGCGAATAGTCCGGCGGGGCTGGCTTCTCGTCCTATCCGCATCGTGCTGGCAGATGAGGTAGATCGTTTTCCGGCTAGTGCGGGTAGTGAAGGTGATCCACTTTCGCTGGCAAGAAAGAGGACATCCACTTTCTGGAATCGCAAAATAATCGCCGTTTCGACCCCGACTATCAAGGGCGTGTCTCGCATAGAAGACGCCTATGAAAAAAGCGATCAACGCGAATATTATGTACCCTGCCTTCATTGCAAGCACGAGCAGACGCTGAAATGGGCGAGTGTTCGCTGGAATGACAAAGACCCTGATACAGCCAGTTATCTGTGTGATGAGTGTGGCACACTGTGGACAGACGCAGATCGAAGGTGGTCTGTCCGAAACGGTGGCTGGAGCGCAGGGGAAGAATTTAAAGGCGTTGCTGGCTTCAAAATCTCCGGCTTGTACTCGCCTTGGACACCTCTTGCCGATGGTGTGCGAGAGTTTTTGTTAGTCAAGAAAAATCCAGAACAGCTCAAGGTGTGGACGAATACATATTTAGGCGAGGTGTGGGAGGATCACGGCGAGTCGGTTGATGAACTGAACCTGATGGAGCGGCGAGAGCATTTTAACAAGGTACCCGACAGCGTTGTGATGGTTGTGTGCGGTGCAGACGTTCAGGACGACCGACTTGAATTAACCATGCTGGGTATTGGCCGCGACGAAGAAAGCTGGGTGCTAGATCATCAGGTGCTCTGGGGTGATCCTTCAACACCGCAATTATGGACAGCGCTTGATTCACAGATCTCAAGAACGTTCGAAACGCAAAGCGGTCGCGAGATGGCGGTAAGGGCGACAGCAATTGACTCAGGCGGCCATTTCACTAACGCGGTGTATCAATACGCAGCTAGAAACTTTTCTCGACGGGTGTTCGCAATCAAAGGGGTCGGTGGAGAAGGCAAACCAATCGCTGGCAAGCCCTCACGAAATAACACGGTCAAGTGTCGTTTATTTCCAGTAGGCGTGGATACTGTGAAAGATTTGGTATTTGCAAGGCTTAGAATTCAAGAGGAGGGAGCGGGTTACATCCATTTCTCTGACACGCTAAACGACGAATACTTCAGGCAACTCACCGCAGAAAAGATAATTGTCAAATATGTTCGCGGTTTTAAGCGCCGAGTGTTTACGAAAATAAGACCAAGAAATGAATCGCTCGACTGTTACGTTTATTGTTTAGCCGCGTATTCCATAATAAATACAAATGTCAATAGCATTTCTTCAAGAATTCAGGCAAAATCGGTTGAAATCGATCCTGTTGAAACAATAGAGCCAACTACTTTGCGTCCAAAGCGTCGAGCGGCTCGCAGGAACAATCAAAATTACATGAACGCATGGCGGTGACAATTTTGGCGAATCTGTTTGATCGTTCAAACTATCCTACTCAAGAGCCAGCATCGCTTGCGGCTGGCGACAGATGGACATGGAAGCGGGCCGATCTTGTCAGTGCCTATCCAACTTCAGACTATACTTTGTCGTATGAATTCCAAGACGATGCCGGCGGTGGCTCTGCGAACGCGTTCACGATTACGGCACTAGAAACAACAGATGCTTATATCGTAGAAGTTATATCGGCAACCACCGCCGCGTACTCGCCAAGCACTTATCGCTGGGCGGCTTTCATTACGACTTCAGACTCTCAGCGCGTCACGGTTGATTCTGGCTTTTTGGCGGTAGAGGCTAACTACGCAATCACAACAGCAGATCAAAGAAGTCACGCGAAAAAGGTGCTTGATAATATTAAGGCGGTGATGGAAAACAGAGCAACAATTGATCAGTCGTCATTTTCTATCGCCGGCAGAAGTCTTTCGCGAATGTCTGTTGATGAGCTTTTTACATATCGAGATCGCTATCAAACTGAATACAACCAAGAAATTAAACGAGCTAGAATTAAAAACAAAAAGCCCACGGGTAATACGATTGGGGTGCGCTTCTGATGGCTTGGTTTAACCTATTTGAAAGAAAAGCAGATACAAAAAAAGCAATACCTTTGAGGCGCTCGTTTAAAGGAGCGTCAGGCGGTCGTTTATTTGCCGACTTTTTCAGTTCCTCTGCTAGTGCCGACCAAGAGCTAAAACAGGCGCTGGTTACGTTACGAAATCGCAGCCGTGAGCTTTCAAGAAACGATGCTTATGTTTCGCGATATTTAAACCTTCTCACGTCTAACGTTGTCGGCGCGTCAGGCATTAGAGTAAATTCTAAGGCTCGCGACCCGTCTGGTACTCTCGATCAAACCGCTAATGCGCTGATAGAATCGGCGTGGAAGAAATTCAGCAAGCTTGGGAATTGCACAGTGGACGGTCAGCAATCAATGATAGACTGTCAGAAAATGTTCATCGAAGCGCTGGCGCGTGATGGCGAGGTATTGATTCGTCAGATAACAGACCCTTCAAGCGAGTTTGGTTATCGTATAGAGTTTCTGGAAGCAGACCATCTTATCGATACGAAAAACGAGACGTTTACAAACGGCAACCGCATAGTGATGGGTGTCGAGATCGATTCAAGACGCAAGCCAGTCGCTTATCATTTATATAAAAACCATCCGAGTGATCTTGGCACCGGACAAAGTAACGAAACGATTAGAGTCCCAGCCGAGGAAATAATTCACGCGTTCATCAGACAGAGACCTGAGCAAACGCGGGGGTACCCTTTTGTCGCGTCCGTCATGTCAAACATTAAGATGTTGAACGGTTACTATGAAGCAGAAATAGTTGCGGCTAGAGTTGCTTCAGCCAAGATGGGTTTCTTCACTACGCCAGCAGGCGATGGTTACGTTGGCGATGATTTACAAGACGATTACACGCCGATATCAAACGCAGAGGCGGGTGTGTTTGAACAGTTGCCTGCCGGTATGGATTTCACTCCATTTGATCCAGCTCACCCTACTACAGCATTCGACAGCTTCAGCACAGCCGTTTTAAGATCGATTGCTAGTGGTTTGAACATATCGTATCACTCTCTTTCTAACGACCTCTCAAGCGTCAACTACAGCTCCCTGAGAGCCGGCAGCCTTGAAGACCGAGATCAATATAGGATGTTGCAGAAATTCATGGTCGAGCATTTTGTTGAACCTGTTTTTAGGTCATGGTTAAAGAACGCAATGACAAAATCAGTCAACTTGCCAATTGAAAAATTTCCAAAATTCGCGGACGGTGCATCTTTTATCCCAAGGTCGTGGGGCTGGGTTGATCCTCAAAGAGAAATGAACGCTCACATCGCAGGACTTCAAAACGGCATCGTTACCTATCAAGACATTGAGGCAAGTTACGGCCGAGACGTTGAAGAATTGTTTGAGCAGCACGACAGAGAGCAACGACTCGCAGAGCAGTACAACATTAAGACGGCATTCCAGCCATTTGGCGCGAAATTACCAACACAAGCAGAAGTTAATGGAGTCATTCCCGATGACGGATCAGACTGAACAAAGACACGTTATTAATTTAGAAGAAACAGACACGTCAATAATTATTGAATTGGCGAAAGAAGAAATTCACGAGTCAGTTGAAGAAACTGAAGATCCGGTTGAAGAAACTGAAATAGAGATTGAAGAAGAATCGAGAGTTGATCCGTCTAAGGTTGTCTATAGAACAGTCGATCTGTCTCGCGGATCGATTGATGAAGAAAAAAGAATAGTTCGGATTGGTGTTTCATCAGAAACGCCGGTTGAACGTGATTTCGGCTCTGAAGTATTGAGCCACAGAAAAGAAGATATAGATATGGAATTTATGTCTTCAGGGCGTGCTCCACTGCTGAACAACCATAATATGTCTGAGCAGATTGGTGTGGTTCGCTCTTTTAACCTTGATGAGAGCCTACGACGCACCGTAGCGCTGGTAGAATTCGGAAATTCTGCACTGGCTCAAGAGGTTTTTGAGGATGTTAAAGCCGGTATAAAACAGAACATTTCTGTCGGTTATAACGTCACTAAGATGGCGCGAGCTAAAGACGACGAAGGAAAAGAATACTACCGGGCATCATGGACACCGATGGAGGCTTCCATTGTGAGCATACCCGCAGATTCTTCAAAATTTGTTGGCGTTGGACGTTCCAAAAAACCCCTACTAAATAATATTAAGGATACCAAAATGAGTGAAGAAAATATTGATGTACGTCAAGTTGCTGATTCTGCAAAAGCGGAAATGCAAAAATCTGTAACTGAAATAATGGCTTTAGGAAAGCATCATGACCAGCGGGATTTAGCAGAAAAAGCTATCGAACGCGGTGTGAACGCTGAACAGTTTCGCGGTGAGCTTTTAGAAGCTATTTCTAACGCCCGACCACTAGAAACTCCGGCAGCCGTTGTTGACGTTCCAAAGAATGAGCAACGATCTTATAGCATCATCAGAGCCATAAAAGCTGCATCTTCTGGCGATTGGCGTGAAGCAGGTTACGAGCGCGAAATTTCTGACGAGATTGCACATCGTTCAGGCAAAGAAGCACGTGGCTTTTATCTGCCGGGCAACATTAGCTGGGGCCAGCGTGATCAGACTGCCGGCACTGATTCAGCGGGTGGATTTTTGGTTGGTACTGACCATTTGGCAGACCAGTTCATCGAAGCACTACAGGCTCGTTTGACTATCACCAGTCTTGGCGCGAGAGTTATGCAGGGATTGAAAGGCGATGTTGCGATACCTAAGCTTTCCGCTTCTGTAACCAACGCTGCATTTGTTGCTGAAGGTTCAGCACCAAGCGAAGGCGCTGCTACATTCTCACAGGTAACTATGTCTCCAAAGACTCTGGCCGCATACGTCGATGTTAGTCGTCGATTGATTCAACAGTCCGATCCTTCTGTAGAACAGGTTCTTCGTAACGACATCATCAACACTTTCGCACGAAAAATCGATGCAGCCGCTATTCAAGGCGGTGGCAGCAATGAGCCAACAGGTATTATTGGTAACGGTGCAACTAACGTAGTTGCAATGGGTACTAACGGTGCTGCACTGACTTACGCCAAAGTGATTGAGTTGATCAAGTCTGTTGAGGAAGACAACGCTATGATGACTAATGCCAATTTCCTTACGAATCCTAAGGTAATCGCGGCTATGCGTACAATTGGCAAGCAAGCTTCCGGTGTTGAAGGCAACTTCATCATGGACGCGCAAGGCACAGTCCTTGGTTCAAACGTGGCATCATCAACTCTAGTTCCGTCTAACCTTGCAAAAGGTACAGGCTCGAACTTAAGCGGAATGTTGTACGGTGACTTCTCTCAAATCATGCTTGGCTTCTGGTCAGGTGTTGATGTTGTTGTAGACCAGTCAAGCTTGTCAACATCTGGCGGAACGCGTCTAGCATTCTTCCAAGACCTTGATATTGCATTGAGATACCCTGAATCATTTGCCGTGATAAAGGACATCATTGCGAGCTAAAAAAATGATTAATGGGCGGGGAGGGCTTCGGCCTTCCCCAACTTTAGGAGGTAGTATGCAGATAATTATTGAAATACCCTGCCATGTTCGCGGAGTTCCGCGCACGAGCGGTGACGTTATTGAAGTTTCAGAAGCGGAGGCGAAGCAATATTTAAGCTCCGGCCACGCTATTAAATTTGAAGTGAAAGAAAAGAAGACCTTAAAAAAGGCAGTCGAGAAAGTAATTAAACGATGAGCTTGGAATTTGACTCTGATTTTGACGGATACTTTGATGCATTATATGGTCACGGTGAATCGTGTACGTTCACGCCTGAGGGCGGGGCATCTGTTGCGATCAAAGTGATATTAGATCAGGAATATTTCGAGGTTCCCGGCGATACGGTCGGGGTCAATAGTACAACGCCAGTAGTTTATGGAAAGGCGAAAGATTTAAAGGCCGCGAAATACGGCGATCAGCTAAATTTTGCAGCTATAAAAGACCTAAGTGGCAACACAATAAAAAATGCGACAGTTTACAAAGTAACAGGCGTACAGCCAGACAACACAGGTTTGATCGTTCTAACGTTAACAGACACGACCGCAGCAGGTACTCTGAGCAAAGAAGATATTAACGTGGGTGGCGGATAATGCACGTCAGACAACAAATCAGAGAACACGTAGGAACGATTCTGTCGGGCCTAACGTCAACTGGAAACAGGGTTTATCAGTCAAGAGTCTGGCCGTTAAACGCCGACACCATGCCGGCGCTGCTCGTTTATACAACGACCGAGTCATCAGATACTGACACGATGGGGCCGACACTAACATTGAATCGAGAGCTTGTTTTAATTGTGGAAGGGTATGTGCGAGACATCACAGTTTACGATGACAAAATAGACACGATTTCAAGTGAAGTAGAAGTGGCGATGGCCGCAGATAGAACGCTGGGCGGTAAAGCAAAGTTTTCTTTTCTGTCAGGCACGGAAATTAATTATAATGGTGAAGGCGACCAGCCGATGGGTATTGTAAGTTTGCAGTTTACGATACAATATCGAACGGCGGTTAACGACCCGGATACAGGTGTATAATATGGAATTAAAAAGTCCAGATGGAAGCACGACAATCAAGGCTCACCCATCAAAAGTTCAATCATTCTTGGCTCGCGGTTGGGAGCCGGTTAAACAGGTGAAGCATAAAGCCAAAAAAGCTAAAGCAGAACCACATCAGGAGAATATATAAATGGCTACGCATACAGGTTCAGCAGGAACAATCAAAATCGGCTCGAACGCAGTCGCAGAACTTCGATCATTTTCGATCGAGGAAACCGCCGACACGGTTGAAGATACAGTGATGACTGACACGGCTCGAAGTTTCAAGCCTACGCTGACATCGTTTTCAGGTTCGGCCGATGTTTATTGGGATGAAACAGATACAAACGGACAGGTGGCGCTCTCAGTGGGCACCGAGGTCGTTATAGGCTTTTACCCAGAAGGCGCTGCGTCTACATCAACTTACTATTCTGGTAGCTGTATAGTGACTGGCGTAAGTCGTTCATCATCTTTTGATGGAATGGTAGAGGCATCTATTACCTTGCAAGGTAATGGCGCACTCACAACCGCCGTTGTTGCTTGATGAGTATTCTTGCGAAGGCCAAGACGCATTATCAGAGTGTTTTGGCTGCCGATCCTAAACCGATCGAGATTGAAGAATGGGGTGGGCGTTATTATGTCCGACCTCAAATTTCGGTCAAAAAGAAGATGGAAATTCAGCAGAAGCTAACTTCTGACAAAATGGATGAGGGACTGGCACTAACGGTCATTTATTATCTTTGTCAGGAGGACGGCGAGGGCTGTTTTACTAAACCTGAACTAACTGAAATCGTTAGGTCAGTTGATCCAGATGTGCTAATTAGGGTAGCTGGTGAGATCGCTGATATGCAGCCAACAGCGGATGATTTAGAAAAAAACTGATAGACGATGATGCCCTACTTTTTTCGTTCCAGCTTGCTGAACATTTGTGCAAGACGCAAAACGAAATATTAGAGATGGGCATGGTCGAGTTCCAAGGCTGGGTCGCATATTTTAAGGTGAAAAATGGCAAATAATCCCGTCAAAATTCCGATTACGGCGACCAACAAGACCGGCCGTGCCTTTTCGTCGGTCAATAAAGGCTTGAAGTCAATGGGCGGCTTCGCGAGTGCGACCGCCTTAAAAGTCGGAAAGCTTGGCGTGGCTTTCTCTGCCATGGGTATAGCGGCGGCCACCGTCCTCACGAAGTCTTCCATGCAAAGCATTGATGCTTTAGCGAAGACCGCTGACCAGCTTGGTGTTACAACTGAAGCGCTTGGAAGCCTTCAGCATTCAGCAAGTCTTGCCGGCGTTGAAAATAAGACGCTATCAAAATCACTGCAAAATCTTGCAATCGGCGTGTCAGACGCTGCCAATAACACGGGCATTGCTAAAGAAGCATTTCTAGAGTTAGGTATTAGCGCACAAGCGCTCGAAAAGCTGCCGATAGACCAGCAAATGATGGTCGTTGCGGACGCAATGAAAGACGTTAAGCTTCAGACAGATAAAGTGCGAATAGCAGCGGATTTGTTTGGTACGCGTGGTGTAGCAATGCTGACCGTGCTTGCAGGTGGTTCAGCCGGCCTTAAAGAAATGGCAGCCGAGGCAGATCACTTGGGCATCACAATATCTCGCGTTGATGCCGCGCAAATTGAGGTGGCTAACGATGCTGTTACACGCGCAAAAGGCGTGTTTACCGGGTTAGGTAATCAACTAGCCACAGCATTCAGTCCAATTATTGCCGGTGTAGCTGACAGTTTTAGACAGTCCGCTTTAGATAGCGCGGAGTTCGGAAATACAGGGCAGAAAGTTGCAGACGCTGTTGTGAAAGCTTTCGGTTCAGCGCTTGATGTCATTTATGTTTTGAATCTTGCGTTTTTAGACGCAAAGATAGCCTTGCTGGAGTTTGGGTCGTCTATTGTCAAAGGCTTGGTGCCAAAACTTAAAATTTTCATTGATGCTTACAACGCAGTGGCGCGGTTTGTTGGAGACACTGAAATAAAAAACCCGTTTGGGCAGTTTCTTGATGATAATAATAAGGCCATAGCCAAAACAAAAGAAGAGCTACAATCGTTATACGCAAAAGGCCCACCAAGCTCAGATGTTGACGCGTATTATGAGAAAATAAAAGTAAAAACTAGAGAGCTAGCCGAGGCGATTGAAGTGAACGCGCCCGGCACGGTTATCTTGAAAAATTTAGAAGATACTCAATCGGCCGTACTTGAGAAATTATCATTTAACGAAGAGCAACAAATTGCAGGCGGGAAAAAACTAGCCGCGTTTAATCAAAAATCGTCAGTAGCTCAGACCAGCCAAATAGTCGGAGAATTATCGAACCAATTTTCAGCCATCGCTGGGAACAACAAAAAGCTGTTTGCAGCAAACAAGGCGTTTCAGATTGCTAACGCGGTCATGCAGACTTATAGCGCGGCAACTTTAGCATTGTCATCTTACCCACCACCGTTTGGTTTTATTATGGCAGCAGCATCAGTTGCAAACGGTCTTGGTCAAGTCGCGCAAATTAAATCGCAGTCTTTTGAAGGCGGTGGATTTACCGGCAACGGTTCTCGATCAGGCGGCTTAGACGGTAAGGGCGGATTTTCAGCAATACTTCACCCAAACGAAACAGTAACAGACCACACAAAGGGCCAAGGTTCTGGCGTGACAATTATAAATAATATAGACGCTTCCGGTGGCGGTGATGTTGATCTCAAGATCAGGCAGGCAATGGAGACTACTAGCGCAGCGACCGTGGCTCAAATACAAGACCTAATGCGCCGGAGGCGGTTCGTATGACAATATTTACGTTTCCGAGCATAATACCGACAAGTAGCAGTTGCGAAATCGTAACTAATACAAAGACGTTTAGAAGTCCGCTCACGAATTCGGTTCAAACTTCCGGGCGGGGCGGCTCGTTGTGGTCGATAAAAATGCAGTTCAATAATCTCACGGGTGACGACAAGGCGACTTTGCAAGCTTTTCTTGCCAAGCTAAACGGGCAAGAGCATCGCTTTTTCTTACAAGACCATGCTTTTGTTAGACGCGGTGCTGGGGGAGGTTCTTTGTTGGTGAAGGGCGCAGGTCAAACTGGTTCGATTCTTTTGTGCGACAATGCAACCGCTAACGTATCCAATTATTTAAAAAGCGGTGATTATGTTGCTTTTAATAACGAACTTCACATGATTACATCAAACGTAAACTCAGACGCGGGTGGCAATGTAAGTCTTGCAATAGCGCCGCCGATTCGGAAGCCAACAATCGACAATGATTTTGTGATTAATACTGCGCCTGTTTTTGGCGTTTTTATGCTTGCGTCTAAGGCTAGTTGGAACAATCAGCCGGGCTTGCTGTCGTCGTTTAGTATCGATGCGGTCGAGGATGTTTTGGCATGAGTAGACCATTTTCAGCAAGCACACTGGCGGCTTTTAACTCGCCTTTTGTTTCGGTTCTTACGTTTGTAAAGCTCGAATTCGCGGCAAGCACTGTATACGTTCACAACGGAATAGGTACTTATACGTGGGACGGTTTTGATTGGCTTGGTGTGGGTAATCTTGGCTCCGTTTCAAAGCTTGAGGAGGGTTCTGATGTTTCGCCATACTCAATCACCCTCACGCTGTCTGCTTTAGACGCAACACTTGCGGGAACCGCACTTCTCGAAGACTATTTCATGCGACCCGTTTCGATATATATCGGGGTTCTTTCCGCAGACGATGAGCTGCTAGACACACCGCTTGAAATGTGGGCGGGTTTCATGGATGTTATGTCAATCAGCGCTGGCGAAGAGGGCGGTGATGGTGATCAGGTTTTTGTAACATGTGAATCTGAACTGGCCGCGTTCGACCGAACCGCCGGGCTTAGATACACCAACCAATCGCAGCAGCAGCAATACCCGCTCGATACGTTCTTTGAATTTATGGCAAAAATTTCAGGTTTAAAAGTCAAGTGGCGTGGCGATTCCGACGCGGCAGGAATAAATACAATAGGTAACATCGTCGGCGGCGAAGGCATGGGCAGCGGTGGATTTTAGTGCAACTGATGGTGATTCAAGCATTAAATTCTTGGAAGCGCCGGCAGTTTGAGTACGGCGATTCTGATTGTTGTCAGTTCGTTTCTCACGTCTTGTTAGAGTTAACTGGAAAAGATTATATTCAGAAATTCGGGTATGATACCGAACAAGGTGCGGAGCAGATTTTGGCCGAGCATGGAGGGCTTGAGGGGCTGGTTTCTTTCGCGCTTCAAGAAATGCCAAGCGCTGACTTCGGTGATGGTGATCCTGTTATTGTTGAATTACCTATTATCGGTCAGGCGATGGGTATTAAGCTTGGCGACAAAGTTGTTTGTCTAACTCAAAAGGGTATGACGAAGGTCAGCGACCGATACATTTTTAGAGGTTGGAAAATATGCCACCAGTAGTTAGCGCCGTTGTTGCGATTGGAGCGGCCATCATTGGCTCGACTGCCGTTGGTACCGCTTTTTTGGGCGGTCTGTCACTAGCTGGTTTTGTGGGCGTTACATTATTAGCTGGCGCTGGCGCGATTGCTGCCGGCGTTATGCTAGTTTCAAAGCTGATGAACCCAGATGTGCCGGGCGTGGCGGATACCGATCAATCCCGACAAGTTACAACAAAAAGCACGGTTGAACCTTTAAAAATCATATACGGTGAGGCGCTAGTTTCAGGCCCGTTGGTTTATGTCGGTGTCTCAGGTGACGATAACGAGGACTTAGCTCACGTTATCGCTTTGGCTGGGCATGAGGTCGAAGCAATTACAGATATTTATCTCGATGATGAGATAATTGTCAATCCAAGCGGCGATGTAACAACAGGAACATTTGGCCCAATTGGTGGCCGAACCATGTGTGAAGTCACCAAGCATCTTGGCAGTGCGGATCAAGTCGCCGATGCAGGATTAGTTTCACGCTTTGATGAATATGGCGCGGCAAATCGAGGCAGGGGGATAGCTTACATTTACACAAGCTTTCGCCTGACCGCCGACAGTCAAGAATTGTGGGACAAGTACCAGCCAAACAACATAAGGGCCATCGTCAAAGGCCGGAAGATTTACGATCCTCGTTTAGACACAACCGCAGGGGCTAACCCAACAAACACCAATTATATCGCATATTCGGATAATCCAGCTTTATGCGTAGCTGACTATTTGATTAACACCCATTTTGGTATGGGCGTGTTGGCTTCAAAAATAGACTGGGCGAAAGTTGTTATTGCCGCAAATGCGTGTGATGTTTCTGTCGTGGTTCCAAACGGAACACAGAAGAGGTTCACTGCCAACGGTGTGCTTTTTGGAACAGACCCACATCTAACCTCAATTAATAAATTGTTGTCGAGTTTCAACGGCTCGTTAATTTATTCCGGCGGGGAATACATCATATCTGCTGGTGTATACGCAGCACCTACACATACGCTAGACGAAAATGATCTTGCAGGCCCGATTAACGTTAAAACTTCTGTCGAAAGATCGGACAGATTCAACGCGGTTAAGACGATAATCATAGACCCGCTGCAATCGCACAAAAGTGTAGAAGCTCCAAGGGTTCAGTTAACCGCAGCATTGAACCGAGACAACGGCGAGACTTTCGAGCGCGAACTTAACCTGCCGTTCACCAACTCAAGCTACATGGCTCAGAGAATTGCAAACAAGCTGATTCAGATGAGCGATCAACAGAAGTTGATGACATTTCCTGCTAATCTTTCAGCGATGGCGATTTCAGTCGGGGATAGGGTTAACGTCACGGTTGGCGAGTTAAACTTTTCGAATAAAGTCTTTCGATGCATGGGTTGGCAGTTTACAGATTCAGGCATTTCGCTAACGCTCGCTGAAGATGACGCGGGAAGCTACGCTGATCCGGCTGTAATTGAATACTCTACAATTTCAGCGGATGGGGTAATTTCAGTTGGTTTTCCGGGGGTGCCAGACCCCCAAAGCTTAAGCGCTGTTGCTGGGATAAAAAGCATTGACCTAAATTGGGTTAATCCAGCCAAAACAAGCAAATTCTCAAATATAGTATTATACGCATCACAAACAAATCAATGGTCTGCGGCTGTTGAAATTGGGCGAGGATTAATGACCTCGTTTAAGCACGATGCAAGTACTTCAGCAGACCCTATCACGGCTGGTAACCAGCGATATTACTGGGTAAGAGCATTAGGCGTAGGCCCGACCGCTCTTACGTTTGGTGATAGAAACCCCGATAACGACACCTCAACAATACAAGCGACTGCGTTACTTAATGCGCCCGGTTTTGGTGATATTATTGACGACACGCCGGCTCAAGTAGCGCCCACAGCATTAACGCTGGTCGAGACTACCGTACTTGGAAATGATGGGTCGGTGCTGCCGGCAGTCAGGGTTAGCTGGACTGCACCAAGCAACAGCCAGTACGTTTCATTTTTCGAGGTCGAGTTTAAACAGACCAGTCAGGGTGAGATTGATTATGGGCTAATTTCTGACGCATATACTTCAACAATCAATTACGGATCAGTGACTGACGCGACCACACTAGAACTAAATTACGGTGGCGTTAATGAGGCTGTGGTGGGCGGTGATGGCCCATATTCGAGCGTAAATGTCTATGGCGTTTCTACTGTGATCGCTGGGATGCGTGAGCTTGAAGAGTTCACATTTAGAGTCAGAGCTGTAACGCGAACAGGTAAAGTTTCGGATCAAATCGTTGCGGCGATAACTTTGCAGGGCGATCAGATCGCGCCGGCGGCGGTTTCTTCAGTTACAGCAACAGGCGGTATTCACAGTATCAAGTTGAACTGGGAAAATCCTTCAGACTCTGATTTGTCATTTATTGAAATATTCGAGAACACAACAAACAATCTTGCAACTTCTTCGCTAGTCGTTCACACGTTTTCGGATCAGCATACGATCACAGACCTCCCAAACGAAGTCACTAGATATTACTGGCTTCGAGCCGCTGATAGGTCTGGGAACTTGTCGGGCTACAGTTCACCCGTGCAGGCAACCACGCTTAAAATTGGGCTTGATGATTTAAATCAAGGCGTTATAGATCAGTTTGCCGCCGGCGATGCTTTTGGTATTGAGCCTGTGAGTACTTTGGTCGGCGTTGTTGGCGATCACGTTGGTCAGGTTAAGCTTTTAACCACGAATGACACGCTTTACGTGTGGACAGGTACAGTATGGTCTACTGAATTGTTCACCGCGTCAAATGTTGATCCGGGGGCTATTACAGCAGCCAGTTTTGCATCAGGCGTTGAGCCAATATCAGCAATAACAAGCTTACCATCACCGACTGGATACACTGGCCCAAACATTGTCTTTCTGACGACCGACAAAAAGCTCTATCGCTACGATTCAACGGTTCCTGAGTTCACATCACTAATCAGCACCAACGACATCGAGGGAACTCTTGGCGATAATTTGTTCAGCGATACGCTTAGGCCGATTGAGCGGGTTGATGTTTTACCAACAACGGGATTAGTGTCGGGCCGAGTTGTTATGCTCACAACGGATTCTAAGCTATATAGATACACAGGATCAGCATGGACTAGCGCTATTGCTGCGGCTGACATGACCGACCAGCTTAATCTAGCCACACAAGCCGCTGGATTGCTTCCTGCGGCCAACGCGGCGGCAGAGCTTATCAACGGCAATATCACTATAAACGCTGATGGTACGTTGTCAGGTGGCGGCTCTGGGCAAGCCACACTGGGTGGACTGGGAGCAGGCCAAGTTGCAAGCCTCGACACGATCACGGAAACGTTTATTGATGATAATGCGATTTCGACCTCTAAAATTAAAGCTAACGCGATAACTTCAAATTTGATTCTCGCCGGTCAAATAATCGCCGCGAAATTGGCAGTCGGATCAGTGACGGCAAATTCTATAGCAGCTAATAGTATCTATACGGCGGCACTCCAAGCCGGTTCTGTGGTCACAGATAAACTCGCAGTCGGTGCCGTAATCGCGGATAAGATTAGCGCCAACGCCATAACCACTGAAAAGCTAAATGCTAATTCTGTAAATGCATCAAAAATTATTGCGGGAACCATTACGGCTAACGAGGTAAATGTTAGTGCACTATTTGCTGACACAGCGGTTATCGGTGCGATTCAGTCAGGCTCAATTACAACTTCCGCAGTGGTTGCCGCTATCGGTACCTTTGAATTTGTTTCAGCTTCAAACATAGTTACGGGAACAATTCTCGCGTCTAAATTGGACATAAACGAGATATTTTCGAATTCAATAGTGCTTGGAAAAACTTCTGCCGCAGCACCTGTTCAAAGTGTTGCGGGAGCAACCGGCAACGTAAGCGCAAGCACACTTATTACCGCTGGTAACTTGGTCGTTCAGGGTGATATTTCTGGACTGATTACCGGCTCACAAGTTAATCAGAATGTGACCAGCATTTCAGGTGGTACGATTACAACTGGGACGATAAACGTCAACAGAATCAGCGTTGACGGGGTTACAATTTCAAGCAATGGAACGAGCTTGATCATTAAAGCTGGCGGAGTCACGACCGGCACAATAGGTGCCAATGCCGTTACAATCCCGGATACTGGCGGCCAGTCAGCCGGCATAGCATTTACAACGAGTGAGGTTACGTTAGCAACAATGTCTTTCACATCCTCAGGCGCTCCAATTTTCTTAAATGCGAGTTGTTTTGCTGCAAATAGCCGATCAGATCGGGGTTGTTCATACTATTTAAGGCTCTATAGAGGGTCAACCAAACTTGTTGAGCTAAACATTATGATACCGGCAGTTGATATTTCTAGCGGATCGGGCAGTTGTGGGACGTTCAGTTATTTAGACGAACCGGGATCGGGTATTCATGTCTATAGACTCAAGGCAGTTAGGCAGTCAGGAGGCCAAACAATCACAGCTTATGAGAATTGGATTACGGGGCTTGAGGTCAAAAGATGAGTAGTGTTTCTTATGTACGTTACATAACAACGGGCCAAATTACAGGTGTTGGGCGGTGTATGATCTCAGACTTGCCGTTGCAAGCTCAAAGCGGAGAGACCATTCTTGAAACTGCTGATTTGGTTAATGATGCAGAAAATTATATTCATGATGGCGCTGTTACACTTTGTACCCCACTACCAGCAACTTGGAATAAGACTTCGATCACGGCTGATGGTGTTGATCAAGCTGTTTTATCGGCTCTCCCGATTCCATGCACAGTCTATATGGATGATCAAGCAATTGTTGTAGATGACGGCTCATTTGAGTTCATTACTGATGACGCAGGGATTTATCGCGTAAGGGTTAATGCTGTAGCGAACACCGAAATAATTTGGGAGATTGTAGCTAATGTCTAAGCATGTTGGCAAAAAACCAGAAAATGAAGTCAGCGGATACAACAGCCGCAACCAAGTATTGATTTGCGGCACTGAACAGGAGATGGATGAATTCCTTGATGCTCTGGAAAGCATTGATGATGTTCGGGTCGCGCTACGGGTGATTTTAGGTGTAATCAGAGACCGATAAATAGTTTAGAATAAGATATTTCTTGAACGTTTATAAGAAATCAACACGAACAAATAACGGAATTATATAATGGCTACTCAATTACAAATCAGGCGGGGTACAGCGGCACAGGTAGCAGCATTTACGGGTGCTGAAGGCGAGATTGTCTACAACAGCACAAAAGACTCTTTGCATACGAATGACGGCTCGACGGCGGGCGGGTTTGAGCTTGCGAGAGCTGACGGATCGAATTTTGCTCTTACTAGTGCAATTTCTACAACTGCAAATTTTAGTTTTGGAGACGGTGACAAGGCGATATTTGGGGCAGGGTCTGACCTACAGATTTATCATGATGGTACACATTCATATGTTAAAAATACTACTGGTAACCTGTACTTACAAGATGATAGCTATGTTGAAATTGGTAGTCAGTCGGGCGAAGTTTATATAGGTGCTGTGAAAGATGGCGCTGTAAATTTACGGTTTGACAACGCCTCCAAACTAGCCACTACCGCCAGCGGAATTTTGGTGTCTGGATCAGTTGTAGCCGATGCGTTGACTATCAGTACCACTGCATTCGCAGGAATGAATATTCAAGCAGGTACTAGCTCAGTAGCCGCTATCGATTTTGGAGATTCCGCTGATACAAACATTGGTGGGATTAACTACAACAACGCTAACGATACATTGAATCTGCGTTCTGGAAACCTTAACAGACTTACAATAAACTCATCAGGCAACGTCGGTATTGGTATTGCTTCCCCGACCGCAACTCTAGACGTAAGGCGTGCAGATGCTTCGGGAAAGATTGCAGAGTTTCATCAAAGCACAGGTTTTGGACTAGAATTTGGTAGTTCTCAAGCTCAGTCGTACATCGAAGCAGGTAGTAATCAGACTCTACTTATAACAGTGCCTTCAGACATGACTATCGACTCTGGCGGGGATATTAATCTTGATGCTGGCGGTGGGGACATACAATTAAAAAGTGCTGGAACAGCTATAGGAAGATTAGGGCTTGAAAATGGCGATTTAAACATTGCCTCTTCTCAGCAAGACTATGACATAAAGTTCAAAGGCAACGATGGCGGTTCAACCATCACAGCCCTCACCCTTGATATGTCAGCGGCAGGTGCGGCTACGTTTGCTGGTCAAATACTAGCCAAAGGTGGCGACGTAGCTAACCTGTCAATTACTAGTTCGATAGACCCCGACACAGGTTTTTATTGGGGTGGCGGTAACATTTTAGGTGTCGTGGCTGGCGGTACAGAGAATGCAAGGTATAAAGCTTCCGAAACTATTTTCAACGAAGGCAGTGCCGACATAGACTTCCGCGTTGAGTCTGACACAAAATCCCATGCGTTTTTTATTGATGGAGACGGTGCTAGTAATCGCCTGAAAATTGGTATGGGTACTGGGACTATAACAAACCCATATAACCAAAATAACTTTACAGACTTAAACCTTGACGGTACTTGGGGAGGAATGATTTCCTTTAAACTTGGTGGCGCAGAAAAAGGTTTTATTGGTCAAAACCAATCTGGCAACGCAGGTATGGTGTTGGGTTCATCTAGTGGGCAAAGTTTAACCCTTAAGTCTGGCGGCAATAATGACCGACTAGTGATAGCCGCAGACGGCGCTACTACGTTAACCGCAGCGGTGGCAATAAACGCCAATATCCAAAATCCTTTGACTATAAACTCAAGTCTCAACGGTATCGTTTACAACGAGGTATTCAACACAAACACTGGCGCAAACGCTGCCGCTT